GAATGGAGGTAATCGAATGAGCGCAACTGCTTCGAAAGTAAGCGTTCTGAAATTGACGGTGGGGGCGGCGCCTACCGCTCTCGGAGAGGTAAGGAGTTTTTCCATTGAAACCTCTCTCGGGACGATCGACGTCAGCACTCTTTCCACGGACTGGAAAAAGTACCTTGTCGGACAGGCGGGATGGAGCGGAAGCCTTGAATGCTTCTACGATCCCACAGACAAGGCGCAGGCCGACCTTGTGAGCAAGGCGCGGGCGGGCACGATCTGTACCATCACCGTACAGCCTCTGGGAGCAGGTACGGGAAAAACACAGCTCTCCGGCACGTGCTATGTCACGTCCATGAGCATCACTGGCGCAACGGAAGACGCGGTAGGGGTATCTTTCAGCTTCCAGGGCACCGGAGAACTCGCGCTCGCTGCCAACGCCTCTTAGGGGGTGGGCTGAATGGGAGCTTTAGCGGCAAAGAAAGCTATCATCAAGTTCGACATTCTGGGGACGAAGACGCCGATCGGCGAGGTCCGTTCCTTCTCGGTGGAGACATCGCTCGGAACAATCGACGTTTCTACCCTTTCAACCGACTGGAAGAAATACCTCGTTGGTCAAGCCGGGTGGACCGCTTCCATGGATCTATTCTACGACCCGACAGACCCCGGACAGGAAGAACTCGTAACCCGCGCTCTTGCAGGTACGCCTTGTGAATTTACGTTTCTACCCTTCGGAGAGGACGAGGTATATGTGCTTAATCTCGGAGGTGCGACCGGAGGAACCTTTACCCTGGGAGACGGCGACACCATCGTTACCTCCTCGCTGGATCACGACGCAACGCTGACGGAGATTCAGACCGCACTGCGCACGGCCTATGACGAGCCTGGAATCTTCCTTGCAGAGGGGACGGGCACCATCATTGTCTCCTTCCCAACGGGTGTGGCTGCTGGACTGGCTATTCAATCCTCTCTCACGGGCGGGGAGGCGGCGACTTGCGTGTTGCAGGACGAGCCCGCCGTATACGTTGGGACGGGGAGCATTACTTCGTGGAGCCCTTCCGGGGCGACCGAGGACGCGGTCGGCGTGTCCATATCCGTCCAGGGTGACGGGGAACTGGAGCTTGATCCTGCATGAAGACTGAAATCAGATACGGAATAAACGCGATACGGGAGCTTTTGAGGGCGACGGGGCGCACGCCCGGAGACATTTTTACAGAGGGGTTCGACCCGCGAGATGTGGACTTCGGACTGTCGATTATCTGGGCCGGGCTGCTTTGGCAGAACCGCGACCTGACGGTTGAAGAGGTCGGCGACTTCTGCGACGAACAGGACGGGAGATATGTCGCGCTCATAGGCGAGGCAACTGAAAAGCTGATAGCCGCCTTCCGGCGGTCCTTCGGGCTGAAAGACGACGAGGATTCGGAAGGAAAAAACTAACGGCGGCGGACTGGGAAGCGACGTGCGAGGAAATGAAGCTCGTTGCTCTCGGTCCGCTGCGACTTTCGCATGACGATTTATGGCGGCTGACGTTCGGAGAACTTGACGATCTTATTTACGCATGGCGATACAGCGAGTTTTTAGAGAGTCAGAAACGGGCGCAGCACGCTGTATGGATCATGACCGCTTCCGGCAACTTGAAGCGCCCTGTCAGGGTGGAAGACCTGTCCGGCTATTGGGTGAACGGTCGGATTATGGACAAGAACGAGTACCACGAATATCAGAAAGAGCGCATCCGGGCTAAAAGGGGGGTAAAGAATGGCTAAGAAAATCACGTATTTCTTCGGGGCCGACATCACGAATCTTGAGCGCGGATGGAAGCGCATCGAGTACAAGATGGGTAAAATGTCCGCGAATATGGAGAAGGTCGGAAGAACCATGTCCAGAGCCTTCACCGCTCCCCTTGTCGGCATTGGTGCGCTCGCTATGCGGGAATCCATACAGATTGAAACGGCGTTTGCTCGTGTAAGGAAGACTGTATCAGGCACCGAAGCTGAAATGAAAGCCCTTGAAAAGGGCATCATGGACATGTCGCAAAAGATGCCGTCAAGCGCCGTTGCTATAGCAGAGGTTGCGCAGGCCGCCGGGCAGTTGGGAATCCAAAGGGAAAACATTCTCTCCTTTTCGCAGGCTATGGTTCAGCTCGGCGAAACCTCGAATCTTGGAGCCGCAGACGGAGCCGCCGCGCTTGCGCAGTTTGCCAATGTCACCCGGATGAGTCAAAAGGACTTTGACAGGCTCGCGTCAACTATTGTTGCTCTCGGCAACTCTCTTGCCACGACAGAGCGAGACGTGGTTGAGATGGGGCAGCGCATCGCTGGTGCGGGTGCACAAATAGGCATGACGGAGGCTGAAATAATGGCCTTCGCCGGTGCGCTGGCAAGCGTCGGAATAGAGGCGCAAATGGGCGGTACAGCTCTTTCCCGCGTCATGATCAACATGAAGCTCGCAACGGTCAAGGGCGGACAGGACTTGAAGAACTTCGCCGCTGTTGCCCGCATGAGCGCGGAGGAATTCAAAGCTGCTTTCGAGCAGAACGCCGCCGATGCTATGGTCAGGTTTATTCAAGGTCTGGCGTCTCTTGAAGGTACTGGAACATCCGCTATTGAAGTGCTCGACAAGATGGGAATTTCCGAAGTTCGTGTCAGAGACGCTTTACTTCGGTCCGCCGGGGCAAGCGACGTTTTGAAAAACTCCCTTGCCCTTGCGCGTGATGAATGGGAGAGAAACAGCGCTCTCACTGAAAAAACAGCCATCATCTACGATACTACAGGATCGAAGCTACAGATTATGCGGAATCAGATGGTCGCCACTGGCAAGGAGATCGGCGACAAGCTGACCCCGCATTTGCTGAAACTCACAGAAAAAACCCGCGATGTGGTGAAGGTCTTTTCCGACCTATCGCCGGAAGCGCAGGACACCACGGTCAAACTCGCTGCGATCACAGCCGCCATCGGACCTCTCCTGATTGCAATATCAGCGACCCTCAATTCCGTCCGCACGCTCGGGACCGCATTACTCGCTTTTGCCACCGGCCCGGCGGCCCCCCTCATGGCGACCGCCGCCGCAGTCTGGGCCATCGTGGAGGCTTTCAAAGCACTCAACGACATGATGAGCAAGACATCAGAGATACAAAAAAGAGCAACAGGCATGACTCCCGAACAGGTAATGAACCGGCAGCGATACAGCAAAATGGCCGGGGAAATCTACCGGGAGCGGCACGGGAAGTATCCGGTCACCGCTCCTGATTTTAAAGAGCTGGATTCCATCGTTGACGAACTGCTTGCGGAAGCCCGCAAGCGGATGCAGCATCAGATCGACATGAAGGGATACACGCAACGAACGGAAACGCCCGGAGCAACACCCGCACCGGGCGCGACCGAAGAAGGATTGACGCTATCCCCCTTCCAGGGATTACCGGAAGCGGACGCGGCTGTAAAGAAGCTCACTGCGGCAGGGAAAGAGGCCGCAACCGTGTACTCGGAACTGGCACAAAAGTTGGCTTCCGCGCTCAACATCTCGGAAAGCGAAGCAGAAAAGCGGCTCGAATCCGCAAGAGAGATCGGGGTCTTGACCGCTGCCGAGATGGAGCGCCTTGCGGAGAAGGAGCGCCAACAGGCGGAAGCCTTGGAAGCGGCGAGGGCCGGCGTTCAGAAGTTCTGGTCTGAAATGTCGTGGGCGAATCAGCAGGGCTTAATGACGGATGAAAACTACTTCGACATGCTCTCCCGGAGCTTCGACAGTCTGAAAGCGAAACTCGCTGCGGATTCCGGCGGGTTCCTCGACCTCTCCAAGTGGTCGAACTGGACGGAGGAGATGAAATCCACGTTCGCGTCAATGCAGTCGGTCGCCTCACAGATAGCCTCAACACAAATGACCACGCTCAATGAACAGCTGGAAGAAGGTGTTCTTTCTCAAAAAGAGTGGAATGCGGCCGTACAGGAATTACTCGACAAATACTCCGCGCTTCCCGCTGTCGTGGCGCAGGTGAACAACGCGCAAAAGAACACAAAGAAAACCTCTGACGAGTTCGGCATCAGTGCAAAGCTCTGGGCGAACGAACTCTCACAAGGACTTGCGCAGGCGATAGTCAACGCTCAGGACTTGGGGGACGCGCTGCGAAATATCGCCAAGTCCATAGCTGGGAGCGTGCTACAAAAGCTCATCGGAAAACTTATCGGCGGTCTGTTCGCGGACGGAGCAGCCTTCCAAGGCGGGCGCGTCATCCCGTTTGCGAAAGGTGGAATCGTTACCAAACCGACGATCTTCCCAATGGCTCGCGGGATGGGCTTGATGGGCGAAGCCGGGCCGGAAGCGGTCGTACCGCTGAAACGAGGCTCCGACGGCAAGCTCGGCATCGAGGGCGGCGGCGGAACAACTTATATCACCGTCCACATCAACGCCATCGAGCCGCAATCCTTCGCACAGGCGATGCGCTCCAATAAGGCGGTCGTGGAAAGTGTTGTCGTGGAAAACATCCTGCGCAACGGGGCCGTTCGGAGCGCCATAAGGGGGGCGGTCTAATGGCTACCTTTAAATGGGTTTCGTTCTACGAGCCGAAGATCGAGCACCGTTTTAACGTGCTGACCACTGAATTCGAGAGCGG